CACGGCTGGATGCCCGAGACCTACCTCCTTATACTAGACAGTCTGAGCCTGCGGAACCGGGTGTGATAGACAAGCTAAGAAAAATGATTGGCTACGCTAATGGTGGCTACGTAGAAAACGCTGGAAACAGCAATTTGATTTAAGGATGAACCATGGCAATTGAGAAATCACTATACGCAGCACCCCAAGGTTTAGAAGAACTGGCTGCGATGAACGCCTCATCTCCTCAGATTGAGATTGAGATTGAAGACCCCGAAGCTGTGCGTATTGGCATGGGCGGTATGGAGATTGAGATTGACCCAGATGCAGAGGGCGAAGATGAGTTCAACGACAACTTGGCCGAGTACATTGACGACAGTGTATTGCAGAGTGTTGCTGAAGATTTAATCAGCGACTATGACGAGGATGTAGCCAGCCGCAAGGACTGGATGCAGACTTATGTTGACGGCCTAGAACTTCTGGGTATGAAGATTGAAGAACGCACGGAGCCGTGGGAGGGTGCATGCGGGGTATTTCACCCGATGTTGTCAGAGGCTCTGGTGAAGTTCCAGAGTGAAACAATGATGGCTACGTTCCCAGCCGCTGGGCCGGTAAAGACCCAGATCATTGGCAAAGAAACGCCAGCCAAGAAAGAGTCTGCGATTCGTGTGCAAGACGACATGAACTACCAGTTGACGGACGTGATGAAAGAGTACCGGCCTGAGCATGAGCGCATGCTGTGGGGCTTGGGTCTGTCTGGCAATGCATTCAAGAAGGTGTACTTTGATCCGGGTTTGGATCGGCAAGCATCGTTCTTTGTACCCGCTGAAGACCTCGTTGTGCCCTATGGCGCGTCTAATCTAGAGTCCTCGCCACGTGTAACGCACGTGATGCGCAAGACTGAGAACGAGTTGCGCAAGCTACAAGTGGCGGGTTTCTACCGTGACATTGACTTGGGCACACCCGACAACGTGCTCGATGAAGTTGAGAAGAAGATTGCCGAGAAAATGGGCTTCAGGGCCACCTCCGACGACCGCTTCAAACTCTTGGAGATGAACGTAGACCTCGACTTGAAAGGCTATGAGCACAAGGACAAGGAGGGCAAAGAGACCGGGATTGCACTGCCATATGTGGTAACCCTTGAGAAAGGGACTAGCAATGTGCTGGCTATTCGGCGTAATTGGGAACCTGATGATAAGACCCACGCCAAACGACAACATTTTGTCCACTATGGGTACGTTCCCGGGTTTGGCTTCTACTGCTTTGGCCTCATCCACCTGATCGGGGCTTTTGCTAAGTCAGGCACTTCTCTTATCCGTCAGCTTGTTGACGCTGGTACGCTGAGTAATCTGCCCGGTGGTTTCAAAACTCGCGGCATGCGCGTCAAGGGGGACGACACACCGATTGCTCCGGGCGAATGGCGTGATGCGGATGTGGCCAGCGGCACATTAAAAGACAACTTACTACCCCTGCCTTATAAGGAACCTAGCCAAACGCTGATGGCGTTGCTTGGGCAGATTGTTGAAGAAGGTAGACGTTTTGCCAATACGGCTGATCTGACGCTCAGTGACATGAGTGCGCAAGCGCCTGTAGGTACTACCTTGGCTATTCTTGAGAGAACTCTGAAGAATATGAGTGCCATTCAGGCACGGGTTCACTACAGCATGAAGCAAGAGTTGGGACTCTTGAAGAACATCATCGCTGAGTACACACCTGAAGACTACGACTACCAGCCAAGCGAAGGCTCACGTAAGGCGAAGAAGTCTGACTACGACGATGTGAACGTGATCCCCGTCAGTGATCCCAATGCGTCAACAATGGCGCAGAAGATCGTGCAGTATCAGGCTGTGCTCCAGTTGGCTCAAGGCGCACCCCAACTTTATAACCTGCCGCTCTTGCACCGTCAGATGCTGGAGGTGCTGGGTATCAAGGAAGCATCCAAGCTCGTGCCAATGGACGATGACCAGAAGCCGACCGACCCGGTGTCAGAAAACCAGAACGTGCTCAAGGGCAAGCCGGTCAAAGCGTTCCTCACCCAAGACCACCAAGCTCACATTGTTGTGCACATGGCCGCGATGCGAGACCCCAAGATCATGGCGCTCTTGCAGCAGAACCCCATGGCGCAAGCCATGCAGTCAGCCATGATGGCGCACATCAATGAGCACTTGGGCTTTGAGTATCGCAAGCAGATCGAGCAGCAGCTTGGCATGGCGTTGCCACCACAGACAGATGAGTCGGGCGAAGAGGTCAGCATGGATCCCGAAGTCGAAGCGCGGCTGTCTCCGCTGTTGGCACAAGCTGCACAACAGTTGCTCCAGAAAAACGTGCAGGAAGCACAACAGGCTCAGGCAAAACAGCAGGCGCAAGATCCGATTATCCAGATGCAGATGCAGGAACTCCAGCTTAAAGCAGAGGAGAACAAACGCAAGGCTGCTAAAGATCAGGCTGACAACGCCATCAAAGCGGCGCAGTTGCAGGTTGAGCGTGATCGCATCCGGTCACAAGCCGACACTGACGACAAGCGTATCAAGATAGATGCAGTGAAGACCGCCGCGCAGATGAGCGCCGATAAGGAAGGCCGCATGATTGACAGGGGTGTGGACATCCTGAAACAACTCTCTAATAAGAGTCACGAAGAACAACTGCGGCTTATGCAGGAGCGTATTCAAGTGAGGCAACAGGATCAACAACGAAATCGACAACCCAATAAAGGTGAGTAATGGATGCATTTGAAATTCTTATCAAACAAGCTGATGAGAAAGTTGAGCAACTCAAGGACTATCTGGCCGATGGCAAGTCCGAGTCCTACGAGGAGTACAAGAAACTGTGTGGTGAAATCCGTGGTCTGCTCATCATGCGGGGATATACCCTAGACCTGAAACAACGATTGGAGAACGCGGATGACTAGTTCCATCCTGTTGGCTACAGACGCCAACAACCCACAAGTCGTGGGAGCCTATAACTTTGCTGCAACCGCAGAGGAGAAAGGCAAACAACTGCCCAAGCCGTCAGGCTACCGGATTCTTTGCGCCATACCAGAGGCAGATAAAGAGTTTGAGGACAGTGAGGTGGGTTTGATTAAATCTGACCAGACTATGCGCGACGAGGAGACCCTCACAACGGTCTTATTTGTTGTAGATATGGGGCCAGACTGCTATCAAGACCCGGTAAAGTTCCCTAACGGGCCGTGGTGTAAACAGGGAGATTTCGTCCTTGTGCGCCCACATTCGGGTTCTCGCTTGGTCATACATGGCCGTGAGTTCCGCATCATCAATGACGATACTGTCGAGGCCGTTGTAGACGACCCACGTGGTATCAAACGCAAATAAAGGAGCACAAAATGCCTTTTGAAGACACAGAATTTAAGTTTCCAGACGAAATTGAGAGTAAGGGTAAACCCGTACGGGAAGCTCCCGAAATTGAAATTGAGATCGAAGATGACACTCCTGTAGAGGATCGTGGCCGTCAACCCATGCCTAAACCCCTCGTTGAGGAACTGGAAAAAGACGAACTTGACCAGTATGACGATAACGTCAAGACCAAACTCAAGCAGATGCGCAAGGTCTGGCACGACGAGCGCCGGGAAAAAGAATCCGCTGTACGTGAGCAGCAAGAAGCTGTAACTTTGGCACAACGCTTACTAGAAGAGAATAAGCGCATCAAAGGTATTCTAGATACTGGTGGGAAAGAATACGTCACAACCATGCAGAGTAATTCTGATATGGAACTGAAAATTGCCCAACGTGCTTATAAAGAAGCCTACGAGGCAGGTGACGCCGACAAGATGATGGACGCTAACCAAGCGTTGCAAATGGCCAACTTAAAGGCCATACAGGTAAAAAACTTTCGCATGCCCTCTTTACAAGAGGAAGAAACTCGTGTACAACCTCAACCTGTGCAGTATCAACCTGCACCGTATGTACCCGAACCGGACAACAAAGCAGTAGTGTGGCAAAACCGCAACCGCTGGTTTGGACAGGAACGGGGTATGACGGCCTTTGCCCTAGCTCTACACGAAGACTTGAGGGACAATGGCGTAGAGGTTGGTTCTGAAGATTACTACCGCGAGTTAGACAAAACAATTCGCAAACGGTTCCCAGAGAAATTTGAGGAACAAGAAGACAGTAGGCAGAGTACTCGCACAAGACCTAGTACCGTAGTCGCCTCGGCAGTTCGTAGCACGGCCCCCACCAAGGTTAAGCTAAAGCAAAGCCAAGTAAACCTAGCCAAAAAATTTGGCTTAACTCCTGAGCAATATGTGAAGGAAGTTTTGAAATTGGAGGCCCAAAATGGTTGATGTTAAAGACAACAAACTCACACGCGAGTTGACAACACGTGCGGTACAGGAGCGCCCTAAACAGTGGTCGCAACCTGAACTGTTGCCTGAACCGGACAAAGAACCCGGTTACAGCTACCGCTGGATTCGTGTTTCTACAATGAATCAGGCAGATCCCCGTAATTTATCGGCCAAACTCCGAGAAGGCTGGGAACCCGTTGCCATTGAGGAACAACCGAAGTTTCGACTGTTAGCCGATCCCAGTAGCCGTTTTAAAGACAGCATTGAGGTTGGTGGACTATTGCTTTGCAAGACACCTACTGATTTTGTAGCCCAGCGAAATGCCCATTTTGCCAAGGTTACCCAATCTCAGACAGATGCTGTAGACAATAGTTTCATGCGTCAAAGCGATGCGCGGATGCCGCTCTTCCAAGAGCGTAAATCCTCAAGTAGCTTTGGCAAAGGTACTTAATTTTTAAGGAGTCTTAAATGGCTTATCCTACAGTCTCGGCCCCTTACGGTCTAAAGCCTGTAAACCTAATTGGTGGACAGGTATTTGCGGGTGCAACCCGCTTGATGGAAATTGCAAGTGGCTACGCTACAAGCATTTTCTATGGTGACTTGGTAAAACGTGTCTCAGCAGGAACAATCGAATTAGATGGCGGCACAGCTACTGCCACGCCTTGCGGTGTGTTCTTGGGTGTTCAATTTACCAATGGTTCAACTGGTCAAGTCCAGCAACAACAGTTCTATCCAGCTAGTCAGTCTATCAAGTCTGGCACAAAGATATTTGC